GCTGGCTGCACATGAACACCGGGCTGCGCCGTTTCCGCCGCGTCTATGAAGAGGTCGCTCGCAAGAACGCCAAATCGACGCTGGCTGCCGGGATACTGCTGTTCTGCCTGGCGGCCGATGGCGAGCCAGGCGCCCAGGTCTTCAGCGCCGCCACCACCGGTGACCAGGCGCGCCTGGTCTTCGACGACGCCCGCCATATGGCGATGCGCGAGACCGAGTTCGTAGCGCGCTTCGGCGTCAGCGTGGCCATGCACGACATCACCGTGCCGGCCACTGCCAGCAGCGCCAAGCCCCTCAACGCCGAAGGCTCGACGCTCGACGGTCTGAACATCCACGCCGCTATCGTCGACGAGCTGCACGCCCACAAGACCCGGGCTGTCTATGACGTGCTCGACACCGCCACCGGCGCCAGGGCGCAGCCGCTGATCGTGATGATCACCACCGCCGGCAGCGACCGCAGCGGCGTCTGCTACGAGCAGCGCGACTACACGGTCAAGGTGCTCGAGCGCACCAGCGTCGACGAGAACTGGTTCGGCATCATCTACACGCTGGATGACGGCGATCTCTGGCATGACCCGGCCGTCTGGCGCAAGGCCAATCCGAACTACGGCGTCAGCGTCCTGGTTGACGACATGCAGGCGGCCTGCCGAAAGGCGCAAGCACAGCCGTCTGCACTTAACAATTTCCTGACCAAGCGACTCAATATCTGGGTCAACGCCGACACCGCCTGGATGGACATGCGGGCCTGGGAGCGGTGCGGCGACAAGACGCTGCGCGTCGATCGCGTGGCGCATCTTCCCTGCGTCTCGTCGCTCGACCTGGCCAGCAAGGTGGACGTGGCCGCCCAGGTGCGCCTCTTCCGCGACGACGAAGCCGACCGCTACTACCTGATCCCGCGCTTCTGGCTGCCGCGGCGCGCCATCGACCAGGGCCGCAACAGCCAGTATGACGGATGGGCGCGCGCCGGACACCTGCAAGTCACTGAAGGAGAGGTGATCGACTTCGACCAGATCGAGGACGCCCTGCGCTCCGACATGGCCGATCTCGACATCACCGAGATGCCCTTCGACCCATGGCAGGCGACGCAACTCGCCAGCCACATGCTCAGCGAGGGAGCGCCCATGGTCGAGTACCGCCAGACCGTGCAGAACATGAGCGAGCCGATGAAGTTGCTCGAATCTCTCGTGCTGCAGGGCAAGCTTATCCACGACGCCAACCCGATGATGACCTGGATGATCAGCAACGTGGTCTGCCACCGTGACGTCAAAGACAACATCTACCCGAGGAAAGAGCGCGAAGAAAACAAGATCGACGGGCCGGTGGCGGCCATCATGGCGCTTGGGCGCATCGTGTCCCAGGGCGAAGCGCAGGCAGTAATCGGCGCTGACTACGAGGTCTTGGTGGTCTAATGCATGTGCACATCTTCAACGGCTGCCTGATCGTCGGCTGGACGCTGGCACTCGTCGGCGGCGTGATGCTCAACGTGGGCGCAGGCCTGGTCGCCGCGGGGCTGCTGCTGATCGCGCTGGCATTGCTGTCGGCGCGACTGGCCGGAGGTCTCTATATGCCCGAAGGCAAGGCCAACTGATGTTCATCAGCCGCATCCGCGCAGCCGCCGACGACGAAAGATCGCCGTGGGGTTCGTTCTGGTTCGAGCCGCTCGGCAGCCGCACTGCGACCGGTCAGCGTGTGAACGCCGACACGGCCATGCAGCTTTCTGCCGTCTATGCCTGCACGCGCGTGCTCACCGAGGGGTTTGCGGTGCTCCCGTTCAAACTGTATCGGCCACGCGCCAATGGCCGAGGCAGGGCGCCGGTCACAGAGCATTGGGCCTATTCGCTGTTCACGCGTCGCCCGAACGTGTTTCAGAACCCGTTCATCTGGCGTGAGATGTTGCAGGGCCACCTCGTGCTGCGCGGGAACGCATTCAACGAGATCATCGATGACGGTTCTGGCGGCGTGGCACAGCTTCTTCCGCGGCACCCGGACCGCATCAAGATCGAACTACTCGGAAATGGCTCGTGGCGCTACATCTACACGCAGCCCGACGGCTCGCAGCGCGTCATTCGCAGAGACCATATGTGGCACATCCGGGGCCTAAGCGGAGACGGCATCGTCGGCATGAACCCGATCGAGATGCAGCGCGAAGCTATTGGTGGCGGCTTGGCGGCGCAGGAGTACGGTAACCGATTCTTCCTCAACGACGCCAAGCCGACAGGCGGCTGGATCGAATTTCCTGGCAAGATCGCCGACAAGTCGGCGCGCGAGAACCTGACCGAGAGCATCAAGAGCGCGATCAGTGGAAACAACCGCCATCGCATGCTCACGCTCGACCAGGGCATGAAATACCACGAGGTCGGCATGACCAACAAGGACAGCCAGTTCCTTGAGTCCCGCGGTCAGACGCGCAGCGAGATCGCCGGCATGTTCCGCGTGCCTCCGCACATGATCGGTGACCTGAGCCGGGCGACATTCAGCAACATCGAACAGCAGTCGATCGACTTTTGGCAGAACACCATGCTTCCGTGGTGCGAACGCTGGGAGGCAGCTGTCGAAGAGCTGATCGGCGACGACTTGATCGAGGTCGAGTTCGACTTCCGCAACCTGATGCGCGGCGACAGCGCAAGCCGCGGCATCTATCTCCACAACATGGTGCTGGACGGCGTGCTTACGCGCAACGAGGCGCGCGAGTGGGAGGGCCTGGACCCTATCGAGGGCCTCGACGAACCGCTGGTGCCGGCGAACGAGCGCGGGCTGAACGACCCGGACCCGAGCGGAGAGGCTGGTCCCGGAGAGGAGCTGCCCGACGCCGAGCCGAAGCCCGCCGACGACGAGAGTGCAGACGCCCGCATGCAGCAGCTACTGCGCGGCAACGCGGCGCGGATGGCGCGGCGCCTGATAGCCGGCCAAGCCGTGTCGAGCGCCGTGCTGGCCGACGCGATGGCTATTCCCGAGCCGTGGGCCAATACCTGGCTCGGCTTGGACTTGTCCGGCCTTACCGAAAACCAACTGTCCGCGTCCCTCGTGGAGCTGGCGACGAAAGGCAACGCATGATCTCCCACTTCATCGCCGAAGCGCTCGCAACGCCGTGGGCCTTGCAGCCCGAACGCATGGCGGCTTATGCCGCGGTGCTGGCCGGCCGCTACTTTGGCCGCATGCGCGCCGCCGATCATCGCGATGACACGCAGTACGACGAGGCCGGCAATCCGATGCCCAAAACTTCCTCTCCGCCACAGGCCGCGCGTCCGTCCGGCCGCCAGAACGGCGCCATCGCGGTGGTGCCGGTCTACGGTCCCATCACCCAGCGTGCCACGATGATGTCGATGTGCGACGGGGGCACCAGCACGCAGGCCATCAGCAAAGCCATGCGTGATGCCAACGCTGACGAGACGGTCAGCAGCATCATTCTCGACATCGACAGCCCTGGCGGCAGCGTATACGGTGTTGCCGAGCTGGCGGCAGAGATCCGTGCCAGCGCCAAGCCCGTGACGGCCGTGGCCAACAGCCTGGCGGCCAGCGCTGCTTACTGGTTGGGCTCGGCGGCGTCCGAGTTCTACGTCACGCCAGGTGGCGAGGTCGGATCCATCGGCGTCTGGATGGCCCACGAGGACTGGAGCAAGGCGCTGGCCGACGCCGGCGTGGCCACCACGCTCATCAGCGCCGGCAAGTTCAAGACCGAAGGCAACCCTTACGGGCCGCTCGACACCGAGGCGCGGGACTTCATGCAAAGCCGCGTCGACGACTACTACGGCGCATTCACCCGAGATGTGGCCAAAGGCCGAAACGCGAGCGTCGACGATGTGCGCAACGGCATGGGCCAGGGACGCGTGCTCGGCGCCAGCCAGGCCAAGAGCGCCGGCATGGTCGACGGCGTGCTGACCTTCGACCAGGTCGTGCGCCACGTCGCGCGCAGCCTGCAACCCAAGGGCCGCAGCGCCCAAGAGCAACGACGCCAGCGGCTCGCGCTGCTGGCCCTGGAGTAACACGGGCGCGCACCGCCCAAACGCATCAGGTCCATCGATCTGATGTTCCGGCCCCGTCGGGCCGCAGTGCAACCCGCTGGCCGCCTTCGTGCGGCCTTTGTCATTTCTGAATCGGAGATCCTCATCATGTCCGCACACATTCGCGCGCTCAAGGCCAAGAAGGCCGACGCGCTCAAGGCCGCCAACACGCTCAACGCCATTACCGACCGCGAGCTGAGCGCCGACGAACAGAAGGCATTGGACGGCCACATCGCCAGTGTGACTGCGCTCAACGCGCAGATCGATCGCGCCGAATTCCTGGCCAACCAGGAAGCCGGTCTGAATGCTGCTGGCGGTGTCGAAATCGCTGCCGCGTCTCAGATCAAGGTCAGCGAGAACCTCGAGCAAGACCCGAAGCGCGGTTTCCGCTCATTCGGAGAGTTCACTGCCGCCGTGAAGGC